TTCTTTTACTCTGGAGTCTTCGTTATCCATTAGTAGTTGTTCGCCTTGAGATATTTGCCCTACTAAAGTATTAGCTAATGATTTTTTATCTTGGTCTTCTTTGTATTCATCAAGGTAATCGTTAAGGTCATTCACCATACTTATAGGCATCTCTGTTTCCATAACGTAAACAGAAGGCATGTTATGTACTGTAACTTCTGCCATTAACTAGGTACGTTAAAATCGTTATCAGGTGTATTGTCTACTGATGGATTAGTAATAACACTATCTACCTGACTAGCAAATACTATATCCCATTGCGATACAGGACAAAGTGCTACTAAATCAGCGTTACTAAAAGAACCTTTAGCTTTAAGTGTAAAGTTAGTTGTTACATTACCATCTGCATCAGTATCTTTTTGATTAACTGTAGTAGAAAATCTTGATTTATAGTAAGTAGCATCTCCTTCACTATCGTTTTCATATGTCATTTCTATATCCCATTTAGCAACTTTGCTGTTGCTGTTCATATATGGGGTACAACTTGTTATTGCTTTTGTTACTGCCATTTTTACTCCTAATTAAGTTTCTTTTTAAGTTCATCAACTTCTGCTGATAATTCTTTTACTGCGTTTATCAATGGATAAACAAACATTTCTTGTGACAAACTTTGTGAACCATCTTCTTCTTCTACCCATCCACCAAAGTTTTTATGACCAACTTTATCTAATGCTTTTTCTACATCTTGTGCAATCATTCCATAAAGATTTACGTCTGTGTCCATATGGTTTTCTGTTTCAGAATAATCTTCAAAATATTCTGGAAATTCATTATTAGGTCGCCAATTAAATGTTACTGGTCTTAATTCATTAATAAAACTTAAACCTAAATCTGTATCTTTTATATTAGTTTTTTTGTTTAAGTCTGAACTTCTCACCCAAGAATTATTGGAAGTAAAAAGATTGTAAACAACATTACTTGTTTTACCAAAAGCAAAAGAGTTACCACCTAACCCAATTCTTCCAGAGCCTAAGACATATTCAAAAACTGACGCATTATTTCCAGATGCTCCTTCTCCAATATAAATACAAGAACCATTCTGAGAAGATGACTCACCTTGTGTTCCAGTATTATGACCAATATAAATATTGCCATCGCCTGTAGTTAAATTTCCTCCAGCGAAATCACCAATACATACATTGTTTGAACCTGTAGTACATGAAGAACCAGCCGTTCTCCCAACACCTACGTTATCTACTCCAGTAGTACAGTTGTCAAAAGCAGCTTTACCAACAGCAACATTATTAGCCCCTCCTGTAACAGAAAGTAAAGCTTCTCTACCTACGGCTACGTTAAAGTTTCCAGTCGTATTTTCTCCCAATGCTTCTTGTCCTACTGCTACGTTGGCACTTGCTGTCGTTATATTTTGCCCAGCCAAATAACCAACTAATGTATTTTCTTCACCACCTGTTATATCTTTACCAGCACCATACCCTATAGCAGTATGTTTTTGACCAGCAATATTAGAGTCTAAACATAAACTTCCTACTGCCGTATTGTATGCACCTGTGGTGTTTGATAGTAAAGCATTTCTACCCACCGCAGTATTATCAGAAGCTGTCGTGTTTGCTTGTAAAGCATTAACACCAACTCCAGTATTATTAGTTCCTGTTGTATTTGCTAACAATACAGCATAACCACAACCTGTGTTATCAGAAGCTGTCGTGCTTGCTGCTAAAGTGCTTCTTCCTATGGCTGTGTTGGTTGAACCTGTAGTGTTTTCTGTTAATGCACCCCAACCTAAAGCAACATTATTATCGGCTGTAGTATTGTCTTCCAAAGCCCTTCGACCAACTGCTACGTTATAGCTTCCTGTTGTATTTGAATTTAATGCTTTCGCACCCAACGCAGTATTCTCAGAACCTGTAGTATTTGATTCTAAAGAATCTCTGCCCAAAGCAACATTACTTGCACCTGTTGTATTAGCATATAGTGCAGAACTTCCTATGGCTGTGTTATAACTTCCTGTGGTGTTTGTTAATAAAGCACTCCAACCTACTCCTACATTTTGTGTTCCTGTCGTGTTAGCAGATAAAGCCTGATAACCAACTCCAACATGATAAGAAGCATCAGTTAAAGCGTCTAAAGAAAATGAACCTACTGCAACATTATTAGTACCTGTTGTTAATGCTTGTAAAGCATCGTTACCAAAAGCTTCATTAGAATTTGCTGTAGTTAAAGAACTTAATGCTTTGTGTCCAACACCTGTGTTATTACTTCCTGTGGTTGTAGCATCTCCTGCTCTTTCACCTACAAATACGTTTTCTGCACCAGTCGTAAGTGCTTCAGCAGCAGCCTTACCAACAGCTGTGTTACTGTGTCCTGTGGTTGCTGTTTTTAAAGCATTAGCACCTATAGCAGTATTGTCACTTGCTGTAGTAGCAGCTGCTAAAGCAGAAGCACCAACTGCTACGTTTGTTGTTCCTGTAGTGTTAGCTGCCATAGAACCTTGACCAACTGCTGTATTGTTATCTGCTGTTGTATTTTTATTTAATGCACCTTGTCCTACTGCTGTGTTAGAACTTCCAGTAGTGTTTTCATCTAAGGTGCGTGAACCTACCGCAGTATTTGTTCCGCCTGTTGTATTAGCTGTTAAAGAATTTTCTCCTATACCAGTATTATAGTTACCTGTCGTAAGTGAGTCTAATGCTGTGTCTCCCAAAGCTACGTTGCCTGTGCCAGTAGGATAGTTTCCATCTAATTTAATTGTTCCGCTAGAAGCATCTATATTTCCAGCAAAAGTTACATGTCCACCATCTGCTATAGTTATTGCATCGTCACCATCTGTAAATTCTATTAATGGTGTTTGTATAGATGCTGATGTTTCTAAGATACCACTTGTTTCTATATTAATAGATGCTAATGCATCTACCATTGCACCACCAGAGCCAGCACCATCTGAATATATAATTTTAGTTTTACCAGCTGGTATAGTTACGTTAGAACCTGTGCCTTGGCTTATAACTAAATTTTGTGAGCCAGTTGTAGCATTCTCTACAAACCATAATTTAGATACTGTGTTTGGTCCAATAGTTACAGTACAAGCAGAGTCTAATGCACCTGTATATTTAAGAAACATTGATCTACCGGGGTCAGTAGAACCATCTGCTATAGTTGTTGTATGTGTGTCTGCATTAGTAGTAATAGCTTCAGTGCCATAACTAAATGCTTCTGCTATCAACTCAAGATTTGTATTTGTTGATGCGCCCCATGTTCCGGACTCATCACCAGTTGCTATCTCTTTTAATCTTAAATCATTTACATAAGTTGCCATTTTTTTCCCTCTAAACTAATATTAAACTATTTATTATGCTACGTCACTCCATGTAGTAGTTACAGATTCATCTATATCAGACCAAGTTGTAGTTACAGATTCATCTACATCAGACCATGATGTTGTAACTCCGGGTATTATTTCTCCCCATACACTTACAAATCCTAACTCTCCTGTAGCGTTTAAACCTGTTACAGATACATTTGCTACACCTGAAACACTAAGATTACCTGCTGTAGTAGTGCCTTCTACACCTGTTATAGATAATATATTTACTGTGACTAAGCTTAATGCACCTAGTCCAGTAGTTGCAGATAAACCAGTACAAGCTACATTTGCATCACATGTTACTGTTTCATCACCTACTGCTATAGTAGATGCAGTACCTGAAACACCAGTAATAGCAATACCTGAAGCAGTAACATTACCTATAGCAGACGTACCTGCTATACCTGTTTCAGCTACATTAGCATCACCACTTACAGATTCTGTACCTAATGCAGTAGTTGCTGATACACCTGTTTCTGTTAAGTTAGCATCACCTGTTACAGTTTCGCTACCAACCGCACCTGTAGCTGCAACGCCTGTTTCAGATACATTAGCATCAGCTGTAACAGACTCTGTTCCTAAAGCAGTTGTAGCTGCTAATCCTGTTTCTGCAACATTAGCTGCACCAGTAGCAACTACTGAACCTACTGCTCCTGTAGCTGCTATTCCTATTTCTGGTACATTAGCATCACATGTTATTGTTTCTGTTCCAAGTGCTGATGTACCAGCAACACCTGTAATATCTACAGAAACATTGACTACGGCAGGTTCGCCCCAAGGACCTGTTCCCCAAGTGGACCGACCCCAACCGACAGACATGTATTAAGCTATTCTTATAATCGCATTACTTGCATCAGCTGTTGGAAAAGTTATAGTAAATGAACCTGCTGTTGATGTTTTATCAGCACCAAAATCAAATACTGCAACTGCCGGATCACCTGAAGCAGAGTCGTTATAAATCATACAACCTCTAGCAGTAACAGTTGCTGTGCCAAATGTTAAATCAGCAAAGTCTGTAAATGCTGTTGTGCCTGAAGTAGAAGGGTCTACACGTGTAAGTGTATTACCTTTAGCGGTATAGTTAGTACCACTAGCTTCTTGTGATGTTGTATATGCAGTAGTTGCTGCACTCATAGTAGCTGAACTCGTATAGAGTGCTAACCTGAATGTACTACCACCTGAATTTTTAAAATTATGTACGCCTTCTAAAAGTTCTTTCTTAAAAGAAGTACACATTGCTTGTGTTATAGCCATTACAGCCTCCTTATTATATTGGCAAGGTCTTTATGTCCTTGCTGTTCTAATTGATTACATACTGTACATATGTGGTTTTTTATTGCCTCATGCATATAGTGTGTAATTACCTGTCGTGCAGCATCTTTAAATATATGGGCTTGCGCTTTTATAGTGTCAGGTGCTGTATCACTTATCGAAACTAATCTATCAGTTGCCATATCAGCAACTTCTTCTACTGTGTGTCCTCTATAATCTGTAGTTTTTACACCAAGATTACCTATTGATATTTCAAATTTATCTGTTTGCATTATGGTACTAAAGGTTCTGGTGGCGTACTTCCGTTTGATCTTTCATCTATAACCCACTCTTTAGGATTTTCTCTTCCTATGATTCCATGTGGTATCATTTTTTCTTGTATGATCTCTGAATAATTACATACTGATAGTTCACCATCTTTTAAATAAGATACTATTGGATCGTTTAAACGATGATACCCATATAGTTTATCTTTCATATCTACATTAGCATCTAATAGATTTGATCTAACAGCTACAGATACATCAACATTATTTTCCATGCATTTGCCTAGCCAATATTCACAACATGCTCTACCCATTTCTGCAAAGTGTGCGTTATTATTATAAGTAAAATCTGTTCCAAACATACTAATAGAACCAACATTATTCCAGTAAGCAAAAGCTATAGCATAAGCTACTGTATTGTTAAGATAAGCACATGATGTATCTTCTATTACACTTTTAATAGGATACTCTTCTACTGCTGGCACTCTTGCATCTAGTTCACAAGAATATATTGGATAATCTATTTTAGGTAACTCTTCTCTCATCATTTGAGTCATAGATGCTGCTTCGTCTGTATCAAAGAAACGTGACATAGGATCAAGTATAAATGCTCTATCTGCTTTCTTAACTACTCCTATCATCGCATTAATTACCCAAACTTCGTCAAACTTCTTACTATGTAACTGTGATAGATGAAAATCTATTTGACTCATACCCATAGCCACAATAGCTACATGTTTGCCTTCTAAATCTAGTATTCTTTCTTTTAACATTATTGTTCTACTAATCTTCTTTGTCCGCTTCTATAAGCATCTTTTCTATTTCTTCCATCATTTTCTATAACTAATTTATCTAATGCATCTTTAAATCTAGTTTCATAAAGTTGCACTATATCAGGCTCACCTTTCATAAATATGTATGCTTCTACTAAAGAACCAAATAATAAAACATCAGGAGCATTTGTTCCTAACCAACTTGTTCCATCTGATGAGGCTGTTATAGATTGTGGTAAATAAAAATAATGTAACTCTACTGTGTAATTAGCATCAGGTGTTGGACCTAATATATAAAAATCATCATCAAACTGAGCATAGTATTCTGGCAATCCAGTATTAGCAGAAGCTTTTGGATATGCTTCTCTTATAAAGTTAACATCTTTGTTTATTAAAAAATTATAGTTACCATCTGAATCTACTACCGCTAATGAATATGGATACAAAAAATCGTCAGGCACTCCAAGATATTGATTGTTTATAGTAGCAGTTGCTGTTTGATTCTTTCTATAGTTAGGTAATTCTACTGCGCCATTAATTCTATTTTCTGCTTGAACTATTATAGTAGAAAGATTATTTACAAATGTGGTCTCTGTATTTTCAGTATAATCTTGTATAGCGTTTTTTAATGTTGTAAATGTAAATGACATTAGCTTGTAGTTATTTTTAAATTACCTAGTTGACCTTTTAACACCATATTACTAAGACTAGAATCACCAAATGCTGAATTCCATCCACCTATAGGATTGAATCCAGATAACCCTCTACTAGCTTGTAAGTCTGTTTGTGGTCTAGCATTCTTAAGAGCCTGTGGATCATTTAACCTTAATCTGCCTAGTTGTAGTTGTGGTTGATCTTTATCTAATACGTCTTTACCTACTAACAGTCCTGTTCTTTTTTTATCTTTTATTTGATTTCTTAAATCTTTTAAAGGATATCTAAAGCCAGTTCTATCACATATACCATATGCATGTTTACCTTTAGCATACGGCATACTAATAACCTCCCGGTACAAATCTTACAGCTGCTTTAACTCTGTTTTCTTCAGATGCAAGTTTCCATTGTTCTTCATATTGTTGCTTTAAGAATGGAATTCTTTGTGCTGCTTCTGGATTTTTCATAGCTAAATAATAAGCAAGACCTGATACAAGACATGGCAAGAATACTTTAGGTATATCTAAAGTATTAGATGCTGGTGTTCCTGCATCATATATCTGTCTAAGCCTGTACCAAACTACCTTGTAAGTAGTTGTACTATCAGGAACTGGATAAAGAGTAAAAGATGTAGTGCCACTATCTCTATTGACTAATATTTCATTAGGTCTACCTTGATCTAATTTATTAGGTATATCAGCATACTGCGAAAAAGATACTCTAGTTAAAGATGTATCACTTTGCGCACTTGTTTCTCCATCATCCGTTCTTAAATGATGTTCTAACAAATCAATAGTGTCAGCATCTAAACTATACGTAGCTGTTCCAGCAGTTAATGTTGTACTACCTGATTCAACTTGCCATAGATTTAAACCTCTGTTTGCCCATTCAAGCATCATAAGATTTATACTACGTCTAGCTGTACGCAAGTCGTAGCCAGTTCTCATTTCTAAACCAGCTAGTTCAAAAGCCTCTTCTGCTGCTTCTGCTATATCTAAGTCAAAGTTATTAGTAGTGGCTGTTGCCATATATCATTAATCTTTTTTTGTATTTCCGTAAGGCATTCCACCTTTACCATACTTAGGCATACCGCCACCAAATTTTTTAACAAGGCTATCTTGGTAGTCATCTACCTTTCCACCCTCGTCAAAGTTAATTACCATATCTTTACCTGATTTTTTCATTTCCTCACGTGCTGCTTTCATTCCAGCATCATCATAAGCAAATTTCTTTTTACCTACATTTGGCATATTTTTTCTCCTGTTGTTTAAACATGTTGATTTATTTTAAGGTTCAAATGTTCCGTTATCAATTAATATTTGTCTATTCTTAAGATGCTCTTCTTCAACATCTTCTTTACTTTGTCCAAAGTATTTTACTGCTAGATGTTTGTCAACCATTTGTTCATTAATGTTTACATCATCAACCAATACATTACCTAATACTCTTCCATACTTACCCCTAGAATCCTTTAGTTTTGTTTGTATAACAACAGTATTGCCATTGTTAATAGCATCTTCTAAGTAAGCCGCAGCCATTTTTCCTCTAGCCTTCTCATCTTTGTTACGAGTACGTGACTCGGGAGTATCAATACCATATAGACGAACACGAGACTTATAGAAAATATCAAACCCAAGATTAAGAATAACGTCCACAGTATCACCATCAACGACTCTTTTAACTTCGCAAGAATATTCATACATTACCTATACCTCTTTGATATCTTTGCAGCAGACTTAGGTTGTTTAGAAAATTGTTTACCTTTCTTAGTATCTGCTCTTTTCTTTTTAGTAGTAGCTGCATATTGTGAACTTGACATAGCTTTGATAGCTTTTTCAGGAAGATATCTTTCTCCTGTATCAGACGACTTCTTACCTGACTTAGTACGCCACTTTTGTTTAGTCCAGTCCTTAAGACTTTTTTGACTTTTTGCTATCGCCATGCGTTTTTCTTATTGAGTCTTTACCCTTTTTAAATATATTAGAGACCTCAGATTTACCCATAACTTTTGATCTTTGTTCTCCGACTGTAAGTATTTGTATTTTTCTAGCAAAAGGTTTTTTAATACGTTTGACTTTTGCGACTGTTTTTCTTGCATCTGTAGGTGTTGCAAACTTAATGGGTACTGTATCTTTAGGATTTTCATCTGTATATAAACGCCTCCCGCTTCCTTTAGGTTTTTTTCCCGTTCCTTCTTTTGGGTCTCTTGCCATATGCTTTATCTAATGAAATAGCCACTGCTTGTTTCTGTGGTCTCCCTTCTTTTTTTAATTTAGAAATATTAGAAGATATAACCTTCTGACTACTTCCTTTTTTTAGCGGCATTGTGCATAGTCTTTATATGGTTCTTTACTATTTTAGCTTGCGCTGCATGCATCTTAGATGCTTTCTGCAACTGCTTTACTACTGGTTCTAAGTCTTTGCTCACTTATATCCTCCACCTTTTGATTTATATTGTTTAGCTAACATCTGTGCTTTCCTAGCACTCCATTGTCCGGGCTTTCCACCTTTACCACCAGCCTTAATACGTTTAAACATTCTCTCACGCATACCCGGCTTTGTATAATTACCAGCTTCATTTACCCTTGATTTCTTTTTTTTGCCTGTCATTTGTTTTTTAGTTTGAGTTCTACTTATTACCATTTAACCTTATGACTCCAATACCTTGCGCTAAACTTATCTGGACTAGCATCTTGTGCATTGTGTCTTGCATAGTATGATTTCTTACGTGCTTTATCTTTTTTAGACTTAGGATTTTTGCCAGCACCTTTAACACCCTGTTGACCAAAACGTATTGTTTTAGTTTTGTCGCCTTTCTTGGCAACAACTACGTGTGATTTTTTAGGATGATTTGGTGTTCGTTTTGGCTTATTGTATCCACTTACTCCTGCATTTTTTAACTTAGAGTCTTTAGCCATTAATCCTCACCTTTAAACTTTTTACTTTGTCCTGATGTACCAGCATATATACCAAAGACTGCTGCCATAGCACCAACCACTATAGACACAAGACCTGCTTGTTCTAAGTTAGGTTCTGGTATGTCCATGAACCAAGTGACAACTTTATAAAGTAATATGATATATACAGTTACAAACGCTCTTGGAAATATTCTCCAAGCATCAACAGTTCTTGCTAGGTGTATCCACTTCTGAAAAGGATTGTCACCTGCACTATTTGCATTAGCATCTATCTCTACTTCAAGATTAATTTTTTTCTTTACAGATTCTTCCATCATATAAATTTAATATATGCGACTGCAACAGAAACTAAACCATAAAGACCCCACAGCATATTTTCTATTCTTAAAAACTTCTTGCTACCTTCATCGAGTCTACGCTCTATGTACTCATAACGTAGAGCGTACTCTCTTTCTAAACCACTTAAACGTGCTTCTAAAGGTAAGTTATCAGTTTCTACTGACTTAGACATTACGCTGTAGTAGCAGTATCGTAACTTTTATTTGCCCAAATAATGATGCTATAAGTATCACCGCTGGTGTGTCCAACAGTTGTTAATAATAGATCACCATTCTTTCCGCTACCTGCATTATTAGGTATTCCCGGCAAATTTTTACTACTCCAAGTAAAATCCCAAGTATCAGTTTGATCTGCTCCTGCTTCTAGTACAAATACATTTGAGGATGCATTCCAAAATAATTTGAAACCCATACCTACATTACTAAACCATATCCTATTTATATTTATACCTGAACATGCTTGACCATTAATACCTGAAGTTAAAGCAGATACATCAACTTTAGTGACATCACTTTCACCAGTGCCATCACTAATATTAGTTAATTTAACTATTAAGTTTTTACCACCATCGTCTAAGATAGTTTGTGTTGTTACTGCATCAGCCATTATAGACCTCCTTAAGCGTCAGCAAATGGAGTTACTACAGTACCGGATGCAAGGACTATACCTTCTACTGCGTACTTGGCTGTGCCTATTGCTGTAACTTTAATGATTGTTCCAGCTATACCGCCTTTAGTTGTACCATTCAAAGTTATAACATCATTGCTTGCACCTGAGAAAAATGTTTTACCTGCTGCATCGCTTTTACCCATATACAGTCCACCAACGAACTTATCAGTTCCATCAGTTAAAATATCTAAATCTGTAGCTGCTGTTTCTATTACAAAAGTAAATGAAGCACCTAAATTGTTTAGTTGATTAGGATCATCATCTGAACCGGGTGCTGTAGATACAATACTAGGTAAAGTAAACTTACCATCAGCATCATTACAAGTAAGTATTTTACCTGAGTGTGCTGCGACTGTGAGAGTTGTGTCAGCAGTAAGGCTAGTTACTGTAGCATTACCTGCTGAAATAAAACCAGCTAGTGATCTAACCGGTCCTGAAAATGTTGATTTTGCCATACTAAGTCTCCTTAATAAATTCTATCGTCTTGGCGAGTCTGCTAGGGCAGTCGATAGATTAAATTTAATCCCTAGAAAAAGGTGAGGAGAGTATATATCATTTCAACTCCCCTCAAGTTACTAGCTTGATCCCGAAGAACCAAAAATACCTAGTGGATCAGACACTCCAAAGGAATATCTTTCTCTTGCTTTGTATCTTACATTACCAGTATCAAAGTCACCATCCATACTTGTTTCTAATGGAGTACGTGCAAAGTGCTTAAAGCCATTTGGTACGTCTGTCATTATGAAGAATGCATTAGTGTCTGTCAGGAAGTGATTAACAACGTAACCTTCAGGAATGCTTCCATTCGCTTTGATTGCGTTGAGATCGTTATCAGCTGTCGCTGGTCTACCATCAGATTCTAAGATACGTGAAGCAGTAAACATGCCGTTTGGTGGAACGATAAGCTTACGTGGTTTAGCTGCTATTAACAGTCCACGCTCATCAGTCCATCCAGCTATTTGAATCACAGCGTTCTCTAATGAAGTTTCATTAAGGTCTGCTTGTGTTGCAAATGTGTTGGAGTTTGTTCCTCCTGACACCAAAGGGTGTGCAGTAGAAAACAAATCTACACCATCGCCAGAATTGAACGAACCACCTGAGAATCCTTGGTTAAGAGGATTCGCAGCTTTTACTTGCTTTGTGTAAGCCATGCTTCTAGCAAGTGCTTTAGTATAACGTGCAGAAAGAGAATCGTATAAATTATCCTCCATTGCTTCTTCTGTTATAGCAAAACCCATCGCTATTGTTTCATGGTTGTAACGAGTGCTAAAGGATTCTTGTGCAGTATCGTAATTGATAGCTGAACCTTCATCTTTAACAGAAGCTTGACCAAATCCACTTAACTTCACTTCTTCTTCAAACGATCTATCAGAAGTTTCTGTTTCATAAATCTGCTCATGCTCATTCTCGTATTTAGCATACTCTAATCCAAACAGGGCATTTAGTCCCGGAAGGAGTTCTTTAAGTAACTGCGCTCTTGAAATTGCCATTTCTTATTCTCCTTTATATGCCAGTTGTATTGTCCATGATATGCCCCGCATTAAACTTAGCAACTAAGTCAGTGAAAGAATCACCGCTTGTGTTGTCAGATTTAGGCGAGATATCTACTATCCTTACAGGAAGTGTAGCAGTCGTAGTGGCTGCTGTAGATATATCAATGGCGTTTTTACTTGTTCCAATACTTGTTGAACCAGCAGTTTGAACTACCGCTACATTGTTTCCGATATTGGTCACAGCGGCTGAGCCGTCTGCTTGCATTTCGAAAAGAACATTTGGGTCATCCAATACATAAGCTGAAATATCATCAGCTGCTGTACTTGCTGGAAAGTATTGAGAAAAAGTTTTCTGGCTTGTATTTGGATCGGTATAAGATACACCTAGAAAAATTCCTACGGGAGTCAATGAAGTTGTGCCAGTGTCTTTTTCGACTGTACCAGCAGCAACTAACTTAACGAAATCGCCATAGAAAATTGCAGTGCCATAGCCAGAAGCTATGCCGTAATGTCTTACCTTGCCGGTGAAAGAACCGCTTGCACTCAAAGTGCCAACAGGTCTTGCTCCGTAAGGTGTTGCTGAACTACTCATTTTATATACCTTTTATACAAAAATTTAACAAAAAAGATAGTAATTACTTACCACCTTTACCAAAAGTAACCTGTGTCTTCCTTTCTTTAAACATAGGCATGGCAGGGTTTTCATCCCTCATGTAGTTAGCATCTAAAGCAGACATCTGTTGATCCGCTTGCTGAATATAATAATCAGCACGCTTCTTGATTTCTTCTTCAGGTGCTTTACATAAAAGCAATCCACCTACCTCTACACCATCTTTAAACTGCGAGTTAGTATCCCTAACCATTTGCAATTCAGGATGATCCTCTGCTTTAACAGGTGTCCAACCTTCTCTGAACTTAGTTGATACATTCATATTGTCAGACTGTCCAGCAGATGCTGTACGTATCCAACGGAAAACATATCCGGGTTCAGGTTTAGGGTCAGGCAACAAGTTTGGGGGAGACCAAGGTTGTTCTCGTTGCTCAGAGTCTCTTGACTCTAATTCACGTGAGTTGCGCTCTTGAACATCATTTTGTTCTGACTTTTCCATTATCTTTGCTCCTTCGCATATTGCGCTGCGTATTGTTCTGGTGTAAGTCCAAGTTTCTTGGCGAGAGTAACTTGAGTCTTGGTTAACTGCACTGTGCGCTGTTTAGTACCTGCTCTATTAGCAGGTGCTACCACAGTCGAGGGTCGCTGTGAGGATGCAGTGTTCTCCTCAAAGCGTTCTGGAAATCTTTGTTTTACAGCTTCGTCTACTCTTGAATAGTAAGTTTCAGAGTCTCTCACAGGATCGATTCCTTCTCTTACTAATTTAGCATGCATACCATAAGCTAATGCTGTCATATCCTCATCGCCTGCACGTTCAAACCAAGGATTCTGCCTTATGTAATCAGCAGCAGCTGGGTCTATTGATACCTGTTCTTGTGCTGGTTGTGCATATTGAGGTTGAGCATACTGTTGTTGTTGAGGTTGCTGTACCGGTTGAGGCATTTGTGGTTGATAATTATCAACATAGTTTTTATCAGCATAAGCTGATGATAACTTTTCTTGTGCCTCTAATAACTTTTCTGTGTCACCAGCCTCATATGCTTGCTTATAAGTTTCTTTAGCTGCCTCTATCTCAGTAGAGGTTTTAGTTTTTAAACTATTAAGTAACGCATCTTCACTTTTAGCAACTGTAGCTTTAAGTCTCTGATTCTCATCATGTAACTGTTTTGCTATACCAGCAGCTTCATCCCTTACTTTTTGGGCAGCTTCTGCTTTTCTGCGCTCTTCGTGATAATCAAACTTGAGTTTGTCTATACGTTTTTTAGTTCTTTCACCGATGCCTTCTATCTCTTTATCGACATCATCATCGGATAATTCTTGCTTTGGTGGTCTTTGATCCTCTACTGGACGATCATCAACTACCTCTATCTCTACATCAGGTACAGGTACTTGTACTTCTGTAGTAGGAGCAAGTTCTTCTTCTAAAGCTTGTGCTTCTTCCATCATGCTTTCTCTATTCCTCTAGGGTCATCTACAACAGCTTCTACAGTATCATCATTAATAAGTCTAAATTCTTTGCCATGAATACTCATGCGTGTGCCACTATATGATCTCATAATAATGAAATCGCCTTCCTTACAGTATGGTCCTGTAGGAAATCTAGTTTCATCTTTATAGCAATCTGGACCCATCTTCAAAACAAAACCCACTATGGATGCTGTCTCCTCTCTCTTTCTATATTGGTCTGCAATAATAATACCACCATCAGATACTTCTTCGTGTTCTGGTAGTGCTATCAATATTTTATACCCTTGAGGTTCGGGAAGTTGTGTAGGTTCTGCGGATTCCGCTTGCTCTACAGCTTCCTCTTTTACTGCTTCAACTGTCATAAGTTTCCTTATGTTGCATCAAATATATATAGGAGTTTGACGTTCTCCTTTCCTTTCACCATGAAAGGTGCGTATTAACTTTCTACAACTGAATTATATTTATCAGTTATCTCACGGAGGGCAATACGTAACCCTTCGATCTTGCCCTTATAGTGGTAAAGTTCCGTAAGGTCCTTTATTTCTCCATCTATAATGACTTCAGTAATTCTATTTATCTCATCGTTTAAACTCTGTGTCAAGTCTTCTGTAAACTTTATATCAACTTCCATTAATCTTTAGTTAAAGTTTCTGCGATCTTTCTACCTATCTCTGCACCTTTAGTTCTTTCTTGTGCAGATACTCTAGCTATGTCAGAACCAACTTTAGCACCAGCCATATTAAGTTCAGCTTCTATCTTAATACGCTCTAGTTCATCTTTCATTCTAGCTTTTTCTAAGTCAGCAGCTATACGTGCCTCATCAGTGTTTGTTTTGTCTTGTGCTTGTTGTGCTTTGATAGCAAGTTCCTGTTGTTGCATTTGTAGAACAGGGTCTTGCATCTGTTCTTGTGCCTGTTCCATCTGTGCAGCTTGTAAGTTTTTACCAAGCAGTTGTTGTGCTGCTGCTGCCACTAGAGTTGATAGTCTTAGTTCTATTTCTGGTGGTAGTGGTTCTCCTACAGGTGGTAGTTTAGTTCCTATCTCCTCTTCTATCTGCCTTCTGTATTCAAATCCTAAGTGTTCTACTATGTGATTGCTTAGTGCAGCCTGTATTGCGTCAGCGTTAGGTGCTTGGGCAGCAAGTTCTTGTATCTTGGGGTCTTGTAACATAGACATATGCACTGTGATATGTGCAGCATGGTCTTGATACTCGAAAGCTTTTACAGGTTTGCCATTAAGTATGTCCATATTCTCTGATACAGGGTCTGTAGGATTGATGTCATCCTCTAATGGTACGATATCTTGCGCATCACGTATGCCTAACACCTCTAACATCTGTCTATGTAGCTTTGGTAGGTCGTATAACTGTGGTGCAGACTGTGCAAGTTGCAAAGCTGCCTGATATTGCATGATTCTTTGCGCCATTGTCGCTGCATTTGGGTCTGATACTGGAATTATGTCTACTCTTTCGTCAAAATCTACAGCTTTTATGGCTGTATCGCCATCAACTTCGTATTCATAGTCTGCTGGCATGTAATCTTTGATGATATCCGACAAGATTCCTAGTTCTTGGCGCATGGATGCGTGTAATCTAGCTTGAATCGCGCCCATCACCTTCATATTGCGCTCTAATAACGCTAATGTCGTACCTACAGGTGCTTGATTGTTCATGTCAGACACCTTCAAGTCTGTTATAGAAGCAAATCTACGTCCTTCCTCTACAATATTTCCTAATAATTGGTACAAAGTGCCTGATGGTTCTTTATATGGAAGGAAAGTTATGTTGTCTCTGATGCTTCCACCCGGAATATCTACATCACGGAACTCTCCGGGATAGATTGGAGTGTCATCACCCTTGATTCTAAGACCTCTAGTCTTCAAACCACCCGGTAAATTAGCTAAAGTACCTGCATCAACCAGTTGTCTAAGCAAAGAAGTAGCAGATTTTGCTAGTCCACCTACCATATGTATCAATCCGAACCCATAAAAGCCTAATCCGGGCATGTATTTATAGTGAACAAAGTGTTGTCTACGCTCTTTCATGGGGTCAGACTCTAAATAATTACGCCTGATTGATAGAACTTCACCTGATCCTTGATCTATTGTTACTACATAAGGCAAGGCAATACCTGTTTTGTTGCCATTACGTTCATCTTCAAAACCTACTAGGTCTAAATCTACATGCATTTCTAACAAAGTGTGCATTCCATCTTTGCTATAGCTGTTTACATCGTACTCGTAGTTAGGATTATCACCTGCTAACTCTGCATACTTTGCTCTAATCCTATCTGCACCTATACTAGACTGTGGTAAAGTTACTTCTCTATAAAAATCAGCGTACTGTAACTTTAAAATATCATTTAATGTCATCCTCATAACATGAGTAGCACGTGCAGCTGTTCTTAAATCAGACGCACCATAGCTAACAACAAAGTCTTCTGCTGGTATAAACATAGAACATGGTCTTTGCATGTTCACATCGTAGTAAATCTTTTTAAATGCTGATCCAGCTAAAGGCAAACTAAACAACATATTCTCTGTTTCATTCCTATACTCTTTCATTTCTTCTGTAAGAAGATAATTCATATAGTCTTGAACACGTTTACCTTGTTGTTCTTTATCGTCAGTTATCTTGCCAACTATATTAGTTCGTACTGGACCTGCTGCTGGAAATATTTCTGTAATAGCTTGTGATTGAAAACGTACAACCGCTTCTGATAATAGTGGATGATAAACACCACACGCACCAGCCCAAGGCTCGTTACGTTCTTCTATCTTTAATCCAAGGTTATCTAAACCTTCTGTGTATGTCTTTTCCCAATCAGACCTAGAATCTTTATCTGATTCATAAGCTGACACAAGTTCGTGTCCTAAGAAAGATAAATCTTTTTCTGATAAATATTCTGCTAAGTTAGCATCAAAGGGTACTTGTTCATCTAAGGAGGTAGGATCAAAGTCAATTAACATCCCCCCATCTTCTGTTTCTATTGTGACCACTTCAGGATCAACAACAGTTATGTCAATGTTTTCTTCAGCCATTTAGATCAGTTTAAATATATTAATAGTATTTAGCAACCCTATCAGACACATCTTCATACTCATCATCATCATGCTCTAATCTGATAAATCCACCTTGTCTAAACCTTAACAAAGCTTGTGTTGAAGAGTCTACTAAGTCATCGTGGTCTCCTACAGGAAAAGATGCAAACTGTTCTACAACTTCTTCTGCCCATCTTTTCTTCGGATACCATACTGTTCCTGATGCGAATAAATCTGCTACTGCGTTTACACGTGCAATCTTATCGTTACCCCTAGAAGGTGTAAACTCTTGTACAGGTATGCCCATTTGTCTTAATTCAAATATTAAAGGTGAACCAGCAGCTTTTGCCTCAACAATAAAAGCATCAGGCATCCATAGTTGATGCTCTTCAAATGCTCTACGTTTAAGTTCAGGAAACTCCATTCTTTCTTGAAATGCATCTAGTAATATAACTTGTGGAGCAGGATAGCCATTTTCATTTTCTTTATAGAATACACCCCAAGTAGTGCAAGCTGAATAGTCAGATCGTTGTGTTTTTAAAAAGGCGGTATCCCATGATTGAATAATGAATTCACATGCTGGAGGTTCTTTATATTCCCACTCCTTCCACCATTCACGTTTAACAATAGCACTCTCTTCCGATACAGGGTTCTGTTGATACTGCGCCTCCCAATGTGATATAGGTAGAGTTGCCTTAATCTTTTCAAGTTCATCTACCTTCCAGTATTCTTCCCATAGACTTCTGCCTGATGGCAATATAGCTGGTAATTCAATTACTTCCCATTCATCACTGTTGTCTCTTGTAGCTGCATCCTTAAGTATAGAACCACATAAGTCCTTCTTACCCCATCTAGTCATAACAATGATAATCGCACCACCCGGCTGCAAACGCTGTCTAGGACCGGATAAATACCAGTCGTATGTGCTTTCGAAAATTTTTGGATCAGCAGACTGTCCTTGTTGTTCTGAGTGTGGGTCATCAATAATTAACAAATCCGCACCACGACCCGTTACCGCACCGCCAACTCCGATTGAAAAATATTCACCGCCACCCGATATATCAAATCGTCCAGCTGCTTTAGAATCGAGATTCAAACTTACGTCTGGAAATATATCCTGATACTCCTCGCTATCAATAAGGTTACGCACCATTCTACCGAAACGGAGAGACAGTTCAGCAGTATGTGAAGCCATAATGATCTTCTTATGCGGTTGTCTGCCAACTATCCATGCTGGTAGTAACCACGATGTTAACTGTGACTTACCAAATCTAGGAGGCATGTTTATCATCAAGCGTTTACATTCACCATTAGCTACACGCTCAAAAGCTTCAGCCATCTTTCTATGATGCGCTCCACACATAAACTCTTGCCATACAGAATCAGCAAAGTCTAAGAAACTATCTTGCGACTGTTCCCTTACAACTGCCTTCTCTAAATTTACTATGAGGTTGTCAAGTTCCTTACGTTGCGGTCCATTAAGCTTAGCAAGATTGTCATCTGTAAGATGACCCATAACCTCTCTCAACTGTTTCTGTGATATACCCATATGTAGTATTGTCAACCATATTACAACTCTATATACTGTAGTGCAAGGGTATCTCCAGAGGACAGTCTTACACTCTCAACAAATCCTGTCCATTCTACCCAGTGAGGCTGGTTAACAGCTATTAGGAACTAACATAGACTAGCCTCACATCCCCAAAATTATATGCAAAATTTTTCTAGCCATGTGAACCTAGAGCGTTTATCTGTGTTTAGGGGGGTGGGGTATGTAAATACTATGTTAAATAAAACTCATTTTTTACTGTGTGAAAATTTGAAACAGTATGTATATGTGTGCGCGCGGAGTCCCGCTTGTGTACAGGGGGGGTGGGGTGTCGCTAAAACTGTGTGCGCCTACACAGGAAATGTGTAAACACATTGGTACGCGTGACCTGCGCAGTTTGGAGAAGGTTTAAACAGTTCCCTAGTGTAAAGATGAATCTTTATCGGTCTGTTCTTTGCCAAGCAGTTTACTGATACGAGTCATTATCTCATCGGAGGACTCCTTATTAGCATCTGAGACTTCTAGTCTCTCGGTATATAAGTTAGCAACCTTGCCTCGGTAGTGTTCAGCAGTTACTGCTGAGCCGATCTGTCCTGTATCAACCGCCTTATCCCTTAGCTTTGCCAGTTCATCGAGGTGTGATTCCCTATCAATAAGAGACCTAGTCTCTTGCTCCGCCAATATCCTTGCGATTTCGTCTTGTATATCAGCTTTTTTGGACAGTCTGTAGCCTTGCTTTTCTGCACTTGTACCACCCTTGTATCCGGCTAGTTCTGCGCTCTTGCCATTGGAATAGCCTTGAGCCTTATACCTAGCATATAAGCGTTCTTTGACGCTTAGTGTACCTATGGGATTCTTTGTCTTTTGATCTGTCATGGAGGTATGATAAATCATACCTTTTCGTAGATCAATACGATTCCTTCGGCAACCCCACATTCAATCAGTAGTTGACGTGCATTATGTCCTACGCTACCATGGCGAATGTTGAGAGAACGAAAATGGTAAAGAGGATTGGTTTAAACCCCTTGAACGTAGTGAAAGGGGATTTAAACCTAATCCCCTAAACAACAACTGGAGAATGAATATGGAAAACTTAGAATCTGCTACTGAGGTAGCAACTCACCGACCAAATGGCGTGCTGATGCAACCAAGGGAAAGAGTCGCTGATGCATTGATTAAAGGTATAACCTTTAGAACTGATGATTACACCACCATGGGCGGTGTGCTTTACTGCAAAGGCGTAGCCTTGTTGGCATCCTTTCATAAAAAGAAGGGATTCTTTTTATATCTGCCTAAAGATGTAAGCTTTGCTCAATTAGCCTTGCTTGATGAAGTGATAGGCTCAATCTACTTCGCTGATGATGACAACACTTTGCCTAGCAAGTATGAGGACTTGTGCCTACTCCCATGGTCAGGAAGCAAGCATGTCAGGCTGAGCGTAGGGCATGTGAAAGGCGATGAATTTAAGCATCTGCTTAAATGGGAAATAGAGAAGGATGACCTCTACAGATTCTGTTGGGATGATGCCGGATTTCACTTTGTGAAAGTTGATGGCGGAACTGTTCCAACTTGTTAATAACCCTTTGTTTAAACTACTCTCTGAACTTAAGTGAAGAGAGTATTTAAACTAAACATGGAGAAAAACTATGGAAAATTATACTGATCGTGAGGCTTGGCTCACCGAAGGTGCAGATCAACTGATCTCTACCTTTGCGAATGATGATGGTCATTGGGATGACATGCCACCCTACAGGGTGTCTGTTGGATATGCACCTCGTCACCGAGGTGGTAAGGTGCTTGGTGTCTGCATACATGCTGATGCATCAAGTGATAATCACTTTGAAGTGTTTATCAATCCTGTGATCGATGATGGCTTTCAAGCATTGGAGATACTTGCACATGAACTTGTTCATGTGGTGGATAAGAATGAGAGTGGTCACAAGGGTTTATTTGCTCGCTTAGCGAGAAAGATTGGTCTTGAGGGCAAACTTACCTCTACCCATGCCGGTAACCGCTTGAAGGAGCAGATTGATGATGTGCTTGGTCTCTTAGGAGACTATCCACATGGAGCAATCGATATTGACTTCACTAAGAAACAGTCCACTAGGATGCTGAAAGTATCCTGTGGTAGTTGCGACTTTCACTTCCGTACAAGTCGTAAGAACGTAGCTATGCTAGATATGGAAACTGCACCATGTCCGGCTTGTGAGCAGACTGATAGTCTGTTCGTTGTTTAAACGCAGTTAATTGGAGATACACATGAATGTAGATTTGATACTCAGCATTGCTGAAAGTGCTAAAGCAATGTTTGGTTTCCCTTGCACATTGGATACTCTCACCGATGGTGAGCGTAGGGTTCTTAAAAAGTTAGCAGTTGCCTATGGCAAACGTGCTAGTCAGATGTCCGATGAGGAACTCATCGCTCTGTACAACGACATTGATATCGCTCAGCTAAAAGCTGATGCGGATGATGGCGATGGCGGTGATGGTGAGCCACATGATGCAGATGATGCAGATGGTGAAAAGGATGATTCTTCCGAGTCCGAGTCCGAGCATGAGTCTGATGGCGATGGTGAGTCTGATACTCCTCCGGAGTATGAGCCTAAGAACGCTCTTGAGAAAGAGATCGTTGATATCATCAAGAAGGTGCATCCAACATTGGATGATGGTTGCCACGATGGTGTTAATGAAAAGCAGATCGTTGATCTGATTGAAAAGCATGGCGGTGGCAAGACTGTGGTTGAGATACCCAAGCCTAGCGGTGCGGTTGAGTTCGATGGTCTGATGCATGAGAAGTTACCACAGGTACTCAAAGCCTTGATACGTGGCGATAACGTGCTTCTTGTAGGCGGTGCGGGTAGTGGTAAAACCACAATGGCTACGCAGTTGACAGACATGTTAGGCAAAGCCTTCGACCAAGATGATTATCAATTTGGTATGTCCGGTGCTATGTTCCAAGCTTACGAAGTAAGAGGATACATGGATGCTAATGGTAACTACGTTGAGTCCTCATTCGTCAAGTGCTTTCGTGATGGTGGCTTGTTCCTGTTCGATGAAATCGATGGTTCTAATCCACAAGCATTGGTTGCTCTCAATGCATCAATGGAGAATGACGTAGCTGACTTCCCATGTGGAGTGGTCAAGAAACATCCGAACTTCCGCTTGATTGCATGTGCCAACACATATGGTAGAGGTGCAGACAGGGAGTACGTTGGTAGGAATCAGCTTGATGGTGCAACGATTGACAGATTTAAGCCAGTCATCAGCCTTGACTATGATGAAAAGCTTGAGTTGAAGATCAGTCCTGACAGGAACTTCACGAAGATCGTACAGAAGTTACGTAAGGCGAAGGATGACATGAAGATACGTTGTGTCATATCACCTAGAGCAAGTATCAAGGGTGGACGTGCAATACTTGATGGATGTGACATGGAAGATGTGCTTAGTCAGTACGTATTTGGTGGCTTAGATGATGATACTGTGAAGAGGATTCGTTCTGAAGCTGGTGTGTAAGACTGTTTAAACAAGGAGAAAGTTATGGCTAATAATAATTTTGCTATGAGGTTTGAGACCTTTGATGAAATGTTAGGGTTTTTAAAAGACCCTAACATACCTAAATGGAAGGGTAGATGTGCATCTGATGATGCCCCTGACAAATGGAGCGGTAACGTAGACGTTAATGGTGCTATGGAACTCGCAGAGTATGGATGGAAAGATGGTAGGCAACACATGTCTGATGAATTGGATATGGCTCATGCATCTACGTCATTCGAGAGACTGCCATCACATGAGTACAACGTAGCCGGATACATGCCTAACATACCTCTGTATGTGTCAGGTTGCCCATCACATATGATGAGTCCGCTTGGTGATGAACGCTCTATGGGTAGAGTGGTTGAGATCAAGGTCAACATAAGTGCATCAGCGCACATCAATGAAAAGACTTTGATGCGCAGAGGTGCAAGCATACTCTCGCTTGTAGATAAGCTTGAAGATAGTGGATTGTCCTGTGCAATTACATTGATTGAGTATACGAAAGCACATGGCAATAATGGCTTGATAGAAATGCCTTTAAAGACTGCCGGTCAGCCATTGGACATAGACAGATGTGCTTATGCGATGGTACATCCATCTATGCTACGCAAGATCATCTTTGCCTTGACTGAACGTCAACTCAATGCAGAAGAGGATTGGGCATATGGATATGGTACTCCGGCTGAGTTACCACTTCACATGAGGCATGGTTGTGTGTACTTCCCATCTGTGAACGAAATGCGTGAGAGTAACATGGACAGACAGATGTATAGGACGATTAAGATATACGAGAATCAAACGCAAGGTTTAGATTGGGATGGCACTAAGTTAGAAGATAAGTAGTAGGGTATATGAATGTATATGAATATACCTACTACATATAAGGAGAAAAATTATGGAGTATTCAATAGAAGAAAGAATACAGATGGCTATCAAGTTAGCCATCGCAGAGGAAGAACCTAAACTTAAAGAAGGACAAACTCTTAGAGTTGAGGTGACACGTGAGGCAGAAGGTATGCGAGTACATGCATACCCTGTGGATAAAATAACAGGTGAACCTGTTGATAATAAGGAGAGTGGTGATGCTTAACATCATAATAATAGTGGCAACTGCTATGGGATTAGTTGCATTTGGTGGTCTAGGTTATACGTATGGTTTACATATTGCGTATGATGTAGGGGGGGTTGATGTGTATATCCTCTTTGCATCAGGTGTTGGTGTTGGTGTATGTATACTAGGCTTGTGGAATAGTGTGGTTGTAGAATGTTTAAACAGAACTAAACCAAGTAACCGCAGAAAATACAGGAGGTTTGCATGAGTGAGGAATTTGAAACTGACTTAGGTGAACGTGAAGATCATAAGAAAATATATGAGCAAGCGGTACAGAATCTGTACAACGCAAAAGATTTGCTTGCCTGTCTACCTGATAATGGATACATACAGATTGGTATACTCATAAACGCAGTAGATCAAGCAATCAATGCAACAGAGGCTTATGGTGATAGGTTCTTGGAGGATGTGTAAACGTAATGTTAAATTACGTTGACATGTTGGTAACTATAACTAAAATAATATCAAGGAGATATTAACATGAATAAAAAAGATAAAGAAATCTTAAACAAGATTGCCGAGACTGTACGTGGTGAAGGTGATGACTTAGAGGAGTGTATTGAAACATACGAAAGGATATGGGGGTATACGAATACCTTTGTAAACATGGTAGGTCACGAAGAGTTATTCCAACGTGATGGCTCATCACCTGTGAACATGTGGTATGACATGCTTACTGCGTTTCTTTGCAACATGATGTTGCGTACAGAAAAAGATTTTGTGAAAGACATGCTTGCCGATGTAAGTGAGAGGCTTGATTGGTATGAGGAATGGAATCAGCACAGGATTGATACAGAGCAGATGGTCAAGATGACTGATGAAGAAGTCGATGAAGGTTTCAATGCTCAAGCTGAGCGAATTATTAACGAAGAAATATTGCACTAGGGGGTGACAATGACTGATACATATAATGTGATGCACATATTTGATGTGCCTAATGATGAGGGTGAGTTCTTTGAAATAGTAGAGTACGATGAAAAGCCGGACTTGGAAACGATGCAGTCGTGGACTAAGAGTGGAATGATTGAGGTCATTACTGTCATGCATGATGACAAGGAATGTCATGCGATCATAGACGAAGAAGGTAAGTTTGATAACTCAAACGTAATCAATCAGATGGCTTCTACTAAATGGTACACATGGCTCATGGATACAGGACGTACTGCGTTTGGTGACATGATTGTTGGCAAGTGTAGTGTATTAATTAATTACGAATTGGAGTAAGCGTATGAATGAAAGCATCCCTGATGGGGAACTAACTATGACTGTTGAATTCAAGAACGATGGGGATATCCTGTTGACTGCAAGAGACAGTTTAAACGATGAGACACTTGTGTTTCGTCACGAACCTAACATGACATTACATAACATGGTGATGGATATGTTACGTAAGATGGGTGTACAACTATTGGAGAAAAACAATGAATCTTAAAGATGCTGAGAAGGTGTGGCGAGACAGTTGCCCTGATGAGGTCGATGGAGTTGTGGGCAAACGTAAGATGCCCAAGCGATGGTTGTTAAAACTAAAATTAAATAAAAAAAATAAGGAGAAAAAGTAATGGGTGCAGATGTATATTTAGAGAAGGCATACGATAAAAAGTTTGCAGATAAAAAAGAAACGCTTGAGGGTTTTGCACACGATGCAAATCACGATGAACTAACAGAGGCACAAAAGAAACACATGATGGATGTGTATGACGACCTGTATAAACAGGGTGATGTGTATTACAGGGACTCGTACAACTCAGGTAGCGTACTGTGGGCGATGAACCTGTCGTGGTGGGAAGATGTCTTGCCTATGTGTGATGACGATGGGTACTTAGATGCTGATGGTATACGTAAATTCTTAGACGTAGTTGAGGATGCACCTTTGCATGTCAGTCAGGGATTCCAAGACAACATGCCTAGCGAGTGGACGTATGACGATGCTATGAAGTACCTACAAGGTGAGGCAGACTTACTTATATCTTTCTTACAGAAAGCTTTGGATACTAACGATAGATTGTC